GTCATGTCCTAGAACCAAAACTGGAAAGATCAGGAAATCAATGGGTGGGTATGCAAATCATCCATCATCTAAGTGGTGTAGAGAGACAAAAGCAAATTTTGAGTGGTTACTCTCCCATACCAAGACAATGTTGGATGTGAGGCAAAAACGTTGGCCTCTTTCAGCTGAACACTTTACAGCAGATTTCATCAAGTGGGTTTTGGAAAACCAAAAATACGCTAATGTCCCAGCTGGTTGTCAAACACAATATGCAATTGCAATTAACAGAGACAAAGAGTGTTGGAAGCTACCTGGTTTTGAAAACTTTACCGCAGTAGAAAAATACAGACATTACTATGTATTTGATAAACCGTTTGCAACATGGACCAACACTACTAAACCTTCGTGGTTTGTAGAAATTGCCGATAAGTACTTAAAAACTCATCCATGATAAATCTAGGCTTATAGTGTAAGAGTAATTTCTGACAATCCATAACATTGTTGATTGAATCAATTTCAGCTGAGTTAATTTTCTTCCCAGAATCAAAGTTATCTCTTATAGATTCGGCTAAGTCTAACATTGAAGTTACACCGGTATTACAAATATTGAAAACACCTGTAACTTGATTGTTTAGGATCTGGTGGGTTGCTTCAACAATTGTTTTTGCAGAACAGAACGAGTTAATGTAAGGTGTAAAGGTTGAATACTTTACAAGCTTTGTAATTAGGTTGCTTGGAAGATCATCAGATCCAAATACTAATCGTGGTCTTAGGATAATATGCTTTTCTATATCAATGAATTGCTCTGCTAGGTATTTTGCTGCAGAATACTCTGTCATCACGATTGTCGAATCGGTCTCCTTAAATGCTTTAGACCGCCGGAGTCTTTGCGAATCTCCATAGATATCTCCAGTAGAAATATGAACGAGTTTTTTACCACGTTGGTCGCAAAATTCTGATAGGTCGCGAACAAGGCAGACATTAGTATCAAGATTGGCTCGGAACTCAGAAGCAGTCTTTGGTTTGGTATTAGTAAAAGCAATACAGTTAATGATAACATCAGCTTCGTTAAGTTTGCCCCACAACTCGGAGTTACTAACGACATTGCTATAGAAATTAAAATCATCGCGAATATCGATAACTTCACGACCAAGTGTTGTAACCCCACTTCTTTCAAATTCCCCACCAACGAGTCCTCGTCCAAGACAAACAATATTCATAAACTTATGCTAAGACCTGCTGAATTGGAACACCCTTATCAGCAACTTTAAATGGTCGTCCTTCTGGAGAGAAAAGAGTTTGTTCAACCGGGATGCCAGCTGCTGTTGCAATTGTTGCGTTAAAGTCTTGAACTGAAACAACTTTATCAACAACCTTCATTCCTCGTTCATCAGTTGACCCATATACTTGACCACCTTTGATTCCAGCACCAATCAACACACCACTAAAACATCCTGGATGGTGATCACGACCATTATTAACATTGATAATAGGTGTGCGACCAAAGTCTGTTGATACAACAATTAATGTCTTTTCAAGCAAACCAGATTGTTTGAGATCTTCAACAAGAGCTGAGATTGCATCATCAAATATTTTTAGCTTTGTTTCAAGAGATTCGAAGTTATTCACATGGGTATCCCACCCACCATCTTGGACTTCAACGAACTTTACACCACCTTTTTCAATCAAGCGTTTTGCAAGGCAACAACCCTGACCAAATCGATTATCACCATACTTATCTCGTGTTTCTTTTGGCTCTTTTGATAGGTCAAATACATCAAGCTCTGAAGAATTCAAAAGCCGGATTGTTTGATCGTAAAACTCCCCATACGCTTTTTGCTGGGGGTTAATTGTCTTTGTTGCATCTCGTTCGAGTTGTTGTAGAATTTGGATTCGCTTTGAGAATTCTTCTTTGTTCTTCAATACTGAGTTATCCAAACCACGCATTGGGTCTTGGATTGGTACTGGGGCATATTTCTTTGGCATCCATCCAGAACCTGGGTGATCAGATGGACCAGAAATTAAAACGTTTCGTGGTATTGCGCGCAGAACCTTATCATCTTGGACGTTACACATCCATGCACCCATATTTGGATGAACAATCGTTCCAATTTTCTTGTAAGATGTTCTTTGAAGATACTGAGCTTGTTCGTGTGCCCCTGTTGTGACCATCATTGATCGAATGATAGCCATTTTATCACCCAATTTTGCAATATTAGGAAGGTGTTCACAAATATCAGCTCCAAAAGTGGTTTTGATTGTTTTGAATTCTCCTCTTACTTCTTCGTTTGTCTTTGGGTCAAATGTATCAAGATGAGACATTCCCCCGTTCATAAAAAGATAAATGATGTGCTCAGCTTTCTTTGCTGGTGGAGCTGCGTTAACTGAGGGAAGGACAGTAACCCCAAGTCCGGTTGCAGCTAGGTTGAGAATGAATTCTCGGCGATTCAATGTATTCATAGATTTGCTTTTTGTAATTTTTCGTAATAATCCCTATCCTCGTTGTAGTGGTCTAATACAATGTTAATCATATTTACCAAAACCTCTTTTGGAATCGACTTTATCTTTTGAGCAACATCAGGATTTGCATGCTCTACTTCAATATGTAAACCATTAACAATTTTTATAGCTTCCTCCAAATAAGGGTCATACCCACCATCATCGGTCCAACCTGGACCAGTCGGTGGTACCCACTCTTGCGGATCATCATCATAATATGCTTCCCAAATTAAGCGTTGGTCGTTTTTTGTCATGTTATTATTTAGTGAATTTAAATTGGTTTGTATTAATCAAGGCCCAAATGATATCATCGTCTGGAACATTAGCAAATTGAGACTTTTCTTCAATGGTTGGTTTTCTTGATAATGTCGCTTTAAAAATCATCTCAATTTTTTCTGTTGGTGATTTTGTTTGAATAAGCTTCATAAGTCTTAGATCTTTTGCAGTTGCAATTTCACCAATCTGACCATTCATGAAAGATATTACTTGCGTAACAGAGCCTTCAAGAGAAGATGTTTGAATCAACTCTCTATCTGATCTACCAAGCTGTTGAATCACATTGTTGGAACCAGTCTGGTCATTAATTTCAGAAGCACGAACGAGCATGTAGTTTTTGTAACGTGGAGCACCATCATATTTTGTTTGAAGTACTTTTCCATACGCGTCAAGCTTCGTTTTAATACCTGGTATTGTGAGATCCTCAACTGATGTTTTCATCACTTCTGAATACTTTGATTGAAAGGTGGTTTGGAATTGTTCTGGCTTTTCAAGAGTTATTGATAAGATTGAATCCCACAATTGTTCAGCAGTTAGACGCTGCTTAATTGGTCCAATAAACACAAATGATTCTGAGTTAGCATATGGACCTTCATACATCTCTCTTTGAAATAATTTTGTGTTGAGAAGCACATACATAAAATGCTGTATGTTATAACCACAATCAATCATTATTTTATGAATCATATCCATAAGGTCCCCTGTTAGGAGAGGAGAATCTTGAATATTATCAAATTCTTCAATGATATACCGACCAAATATAAAACGCCAATATCTATTTGAGATATTCTTTGTAAAGGTTGGGTGTTCTGGAGATGTTAACCAATTTACAGCATCAACTCGAAGATCACTTTTGTTTGTAACATCTCCAGATGATTTAAGAAACTTTGGAGCAACAACATCATTTGGTTTTTTGTCTGTGTATTGATAATCGTGTGGTAATTTAATTGTTTTAGTTTCAACTACATCAACGTTAGCCTGAGTTGCACGAACAAAATTATTGATTTGGTTATTAAGACCTCTATTTTTGATTGGATCACTCTTTACTAACTCTTCTACTTCTTTTCGAAGACCAGACAATCTATCTTTTAGCTCTGGATCAGGTTTACCACGAAGTTCAACTTGTGTAAAAAATGCTGCTAATTCATAAAACTCAAGTTGGGAGAAATCTTGGAAAGGGTCATCATGACATTGTGCACAAGATATATCAGTACCACCAAAAACTTTCATTGTACCAATTAAGTTATCCAAAGGCATCCCTAAATCTCTGTAATAATATCCCGTTTGTGGATTATCATAGTATGAACCACTAGCTGTTAAAAGACCTCGAACGAATTGTGTATGTGGAACATTTTTCTTAATTTGGTCTTTGATGTATTGAATATAAGGACCACCATTGAAGTTGTTTACATCTGTTAATCTTTCTTTGAGACGAAGACTATCTGCCCAAAAATTGTAGAGATTTGATGTATATCCCGGGTGTTTGAGAAGATATTTTATTAAATCTTGCCTCTTTGTTGGAACTTGAGCGTTAATAAAATTGTCATACTCTTCAATTGTTGGGATTCGTCCAATAATTGTAAGGTAAGCTCGTCGAACAAATTGATCATCATTGATTAACTCATTACCTTTGATATTACTCTTCTTATACTGTGCTTCCAATATAGAATCTATGTTCTGAGAGTATTGATCAAGTTTATTATAGTCTTGTGCATTACAAATAAACCCAAATAATGCTATGGTTGCTATTAACGTTCTCATCTAACATATTATTTAGTCAGATTTGGGGAAAACAACTGTATTTGTTTTTGGTTTGACCTTCTTATCAACAATCTCTAAGATAGTTGGTCTCCCTGGAATTATAAATCAACTGAGATATTTTGAGAAAAAATGTGCTTTTGGGAAATATCAATGAGTGCGTCAAGTTCTTTAATGAAAGTAGCACCAATTAGGACCGGATATTCATTCGCAGTTCTATTACCTATTGAGAATTTTACACCTTTGAATACCTTATCTCCTAACTTGATATCAAACAATACGATTGGTCTTTCTTCCGTATTTCCAGCTCCAACATTGATAACAATTGTATCAACAACATCTTTTTGGAGAGTCTTACCATGAACTGTATCAAATTTTACAGTCCCTTCCCCTAGTTTAATATTTTCACCATGAAGTACATTGTACGCTCCATTACCGGAATCAACTTTACATGGTACAGGACCAAGCTCATCGATTGTAATTTCTTCAACGAGGCCAATAATTGTCTTTTCAATGTAGAATTGCTTAAACTTCATCACAACACATTTCACCTTTTGATTCAACTGAATCTAAACGATGGAAAACTTCAGAGACATAGTCAGCAGCTTTTGTTATCTTAGCTTGCATCCAACCATCAACATCTGATTTACTACGAATTAATTCATGAAGCTTCTTTGAATACTCATGTAATTTTTTGAGATCGTCTAGAGCTATTTCAACGTCTCCTTGATCACCACAATCTCGTTGTTGGTCAATTGGTTCACTAGTGAGATCTTGCTGTCTTGCTACAAATACAACAGACTCGTAAAGCTTTCCCATTTTGTTAAGTTCGTTCCGGTTCATCAGTTATTTAGTCCTAAAATTTGTTTGATTTTGTTACGATCTTCTGGTGATACAATGTCTGGGACAAAGTAATCAACTACCTGTGGATCACCAGACAATATTCTTTGTCGTGTTGCTGAACCAGATATCCCACCTTCTTGAATTGGAATCTTTACCACTTCAACGAAAGGATATTTTTGAACGTTCTTCATGAAGTATGAATATCGTTTGATATCATCGTCTTTATCACCAGCACCAACAACAATGCGCTTATCTAGATTAGCGTCTGTAAATTCATAAACAGACTTAACAGGAGTTACCGGGGATATTTGAACATCAACAGGAACTGGTAAATATTTTGTATAAATGTCCCAAATCTGTTTTGACATTTCTGCTGTAATACCATCTCGTATTTGAGTGCCAATAAATACAACACCTTCATCGCATGTTTGAAGAAGATATTCAAGAGCTTTAAAGTGTCCTTTGTGTGGTGGTTTTGACCCCCCAGGGAAGACAGCAATTGATTTTTGCTTATAATTTTCGAAGAATGTTTTAAAGTTGTTCATTTTCTAAAAGCTGATTCCATTCCTTTCACAATAAAGTCCCCAGTAATTTTAACAGGCCGGCCAAAAACACCCCGGACCATAATACCTTCATGATTCTCAACATCACCCATGTCTGATGTAAGATGTCTTAAAACTTCAGCTCCAAGAACTCTTGTTGCATGATAAATTACTGACCCATCGATTACCATTTGATAATCTTTCTCATCCTTTACAAATTGTGATAAAGGCATTTGATTGAGAATATTGAGATATGTAAATTTACTAAGAGCACCAACCTTCTTCCCATCTTGAGTTGTGTACATATAACCAAAAGGATTTTTTGCTTGTTTGAGCCAATCACCAAGTGGTTTGGTAACTTGATTATTTTCACCGTATATAACTGTATATGGTTGATTAAGAACTTGTTGAAAGTTTGGATTACCTTTTGTCTTCGCTGGAATTGAGGTAACAACATCAAACCCATATTTCTTTGCAAATGGTTTTACCTTTTCAGCAAAAGAATCTAGAGCTTTCTTATCATAATCCACTTCATGTGATTGACGTCTTGCTGGTGTAACTTGAACAAATTCATTTATACCATGAAAGGCAAGAAAGGCTTTATTATAGGCAGTGACATTTGTTTGACCAGAAACATACTCAGCGTTGATGAACTTGTTTGGGTTACCAATCAAGCCAAGTTTCTTCAACTCAGGAATGCTTTCAGAAAAAGAATCATTTAGAAATGACAACATTGTGTTAGCTGCATCTCTCATCCCATGACCTTCTGGAAATCTCTCACCAACTCGGTCAATTGTAATACCAACAACGTCGATTGGTTTCATTGAACCCCTATCTAGAGCAAATTGGCTGCCCACAACTTTGAATGATACATTGATACCATCGATTTTAACGGCTGGTGGATTTTGCTTTACACTCTGCCACATTTTATTAAATGCGTTTATAAGTTGTGGACCAGTTTTGATAGTTGGTACATCAAATGGGTGCCAGGTATGTCCCGCTGCTCCACCTTCGCTTAGTAAAAAGAATTTTTCAAACTTTATCATTTCAAATAGATTCGTGGTGATTTTGCAATTACTGTTTGTGATCTCCATTGACCACCCTCATAAACGTCAATATTTAAGTCAAATTCAACGCGTGGGTTTTGTTCAAGTTGTTGGTAAACATCACTGATTGTTTTCTTCCCACAATTAAGAATTATACCTTCATTAGTAGCATCATTACATACCAACATAAAATCAAAACCAATATTTTCAGTGTATATAACTAATGCAATTGCACCAACAAGTCGGGTAAAATTTTCATAGTCATTTTTTGGACTAAACTCTGTATGTTCGTGTGAGTTAAAGAAATCTACTAATTGCTTGCGTATATTAACTGGTGTATTTGCGTAAGTTCTCAGTTCAGAAAATACATTTACATAGTCTTTTACAGACCCATCATCCGGAAGATACGATGCAATCTGTGAAGGAAGATTAATGTTTAACTCTGAAGCTCTTTGTTTTTCTTCTTGAATTCTATCTAAAAGAGCAGTGTGAAGAGTCATACCCCCTTTTGGGTTTGGTCTGACAACAACACCAAAATCTTTTGTTACTTGTTGATTGATAAAGTTGTCAAGATTTGATTTGAGAATAGCACTATTGAGCTTCTCAGATTTGAACACCTTTTTCTTTCTGTATAGGTCCTTAAACTTTTCAAAATCTTTACTGCCTTTAATTGCAACACCAGCAACTGCTTTATTAACAGCATTCTCAATCATGTTAAGATCTGATATTTTCAAGTGTGTGTAATTTGTTGCACTCTTAAGTCTGTCAGATACTTTGTTCAAATACCCATCACCACCAAGAATAGCTCCTTGATTCGAATCACCCCCGGTTTTAATTTCAAGTTCAAAGCCTCCCCAATTCAAATCTCCGGAACGACTCTTCACAGCTGTCCCAAAAAATGTAAATGTACTTTCACCACGGCCAACATTTGTAGATGATTTTGGAATAACATTATTATGAACTTGTCTGATTACATCGTCAATACCATCACGAACTAATTCCCCAGGAAGGCTTTGCTTTATAAGCTCAATAAAATTGCGGATCTTTCCAACACCAAAGGATTTGATATTAAGGAGACTCTTTTTATTCTCAGCTAGATACTTAAGTAACTCAATACTTAAATCATAATGAGCGTTGAGCATAATATCTTTAAATACACCCTTTGAAGCACCTTGTTTTGAACCACCCCAATCTGCATTTGTGTAAATTGTGTCGATATACTTATCAACTATATTACCACTATCAGCTAAAATACGCTTCTTAAGGACGTTTGCATAAGCATCTTGTAATCTAAATGCTTGTACAACACCAGAGTCGTCTTCGAACGTTACGTTAACGTCCTCATTGTATACCTTTTTATAAGCGTCCTTTAGAGATGTGAATGACATAATTATGCTACCGAAATATTTACACCCATGTCTGGTTGTTTATTACTAGCTAATCGAGAAAACTCTTCAATCTTTTGCATTGCATTTTCTGGTGAGATTTGTTCGTTTGAAATTCTTGTAATCTCATTAGAGTTAAGCTTTATACCAAATTGCGATACATTTACAATAAAGTCCTTCATTATAGTTGCAAGGTTAACAATTTGATTTGATGTAATCTCACTTGATACATGCTCTGTATCTTGAGCAGATGTTGCATCAGGGGTCATCCCAGTATCTTGTTGAACCTGTGAAGGGTCAACTTCTTCAAATATTGTGTTTATAAGTTGTAAGGTTTTAGATTTCATAAATTAAAATGAACGCACACTCTTTTCAGCTGAAGCGATGATTTGTTGTTTGAGTCTTTTTAATCTTTGATCTTCTGGAGACTCAGCCTCCCCGGGTTTTGGCTTCCTTGATGGAGCAGCTAATACTGCTGTCACAGGCCCTTCTTGTTCTTCTTCAGCAATAGAAACCGTTAGTGTTGAACCCTCAACTGAACATATATACCCAAGAGATGTACAGAAATCACATAATGAATTGAGAAATTGTACATTGTCATTATCTTGGAGTTGTGGGTCGTGATTTTCTAGTATTTTGGTAAATTTAGACATGGATTTATAATATTTAGTCTTTAAAATAAAATAATGAGAGAAAAGATTGGGATGGGTATTGTTACCTACAATAGACCGCATTTACTTGAAAAGTTATATGAGACCATTGGAGATAGTGTTGGTGGTATAGTCATTGTAAATGATGGAACTCCAATTAGTAATAAGCTGCTTTGTGATGAATGGATTGATAACCCAACGAATATTGGGGTTGGGCGATCGAAAAATAAATGTCTAAGATATCTCTTATCACAGGGATATGATTATATTTTCATTGCTGAGGATGATGTATACATAAAAGACCCCGAGGTGTTTGAAAAGTATATTGAAGCAAGTAAGAAGACCGGCATTCAGCATTTTAATTTCTCTCAACATGGGGTGATGAATAAAGAAGGATTTACAAATAGTGGATCCCCAAATCCCCGGAAGGTAATCGATTATGGAGATATTCGAGTTCCTCTCTTCCCCCATTGTGTTGGAGCTTTTTCATTCTATACCAGGAAGTGTTTGGAGCAGGTTGGTCTCATTGACGAAGCATTTTTTAACGCAGCTGAGCATGTTGATCACACATACAAAATTATAAAAGAAGGCATGCACCCACCATTTTGGTTCTTTGCGGATATTGAAAACTCAAATGAATATATTGGAGATGAACCCTGGACCATCCAATCTTCAACAATATCTTCGCGAGTAGACCATAAAAAACTTATGGAAGATGCTGATAAAATTTTCGTCAACAATCATGGTACAGTTCCGTGTGGTATTCCAGATACTCCAGAAGCAGAACTACAAAAACAATTAATTGCAATTCGAAAGAAATATGGACCTAACGCTTCTAACTTGTAATTATTCTACCTCGATCATAACGAGTAATATGATCAGGTCATTTGAAAAACTTCATCCAAACATCCCTGTTGTAGTTATCAATACTTCTCCAGAAGGGGAGAAGTTTGGAGATGGTAGTGAAAATGTAGTGGTGCATGACCTTCCAGATTCGACGCATGGGGAGGGAGTAAATTACGGAATAGGAATGATTGAAACGGAATATGCACTTCTTGTTGATTCAGATGTTATATTCAAGCAAAGTATTGAAGCAATTTTTGAAAAGGTATCAAAAGCAAAAGCAACTCTTGCTGGTAATATTTCTGGAAATAGAGGTGGAAAGATATTATATCCACGAGTTGATCCCTGGTTTTGTTTCATCAATGTGAAGCATCTTGAAGAACATAATATAAAGTTCTTCGACCCAATCCGAACAGCTAATAGCAGAAAGACATCGAAGGTGTATGATATTGGATCAACCTTATTTGAAGATGTAACAAAAACAGATAGTCTTTTAGTCGCAGAATTTAATACAGAAAAATATATGAAGCATTATGAGGGGATGTCTTGGCGTACAAAAAAATATGACCCCTCAAAAGGTGATACAGATATTGATTTCGGAGGAACCCACGATAATATAAATCTCTTCAATTATGGAAAAATGGTTGAAGAGCAATATTGGAAGGATGTTAAAAGTTTATGAGTTTAGAGACATGCACATTTAATGATATACACTACCCATGGTTCCAAGCTCAGGGTAATGCCTCACAGTTTGCTATACCATTTGCCAAACACCTATGTCGTGGGAAAGGATATGATATAGGGTGTAATAGGTTGGAGTGGGCATATCCTGGTTCCATACCTATTGATTTGGCTTTTGATGATGAGTGGGATGCATATAATCTCCCAAAAGGGCAGGTAGATTATATATTTTCTAGCCATTGTTTAGAACACCTACCAAATTGGGTTACTGCTTTAGATTATTGGCTATTAAAGATAAAATCAGGGGGTGTATTATTTCTTTACCTCCCACACTATTCCCAAGAATACTGGAGGCCCTGGAATAACAGAAAGCATATACATTCATTGTATCCAGAAGCTATTAGAGAGTATCTACTCTCTACAAATTTAGTTAATAGTGAAAAATTATTTGTTATGGGTCCGGATTTAAACAACTCGTTCTACGTAGCAGCTGAAAAATTATGAAAGCTGATCTTACTAAAACAACATTCATAGTACACTACAGAAAAGATCATCAAGACAGAGAAGATAATTTACGGCGTGTTCTTGATTACCTCAATACCTATGTTGACTTCGCGGAATTAATACTGATTAATGATGATAAGTCACCAGAGACAAACCTAAAGCAAATTATTAAAGACAAAGGTAATATTCAATGTTACTACTTAGAAAATAATGATGTAACTCTGAAAGCAAGATGTCTAAATATTGCTGCACAACAATCACAAAGTGGGGTATTATGCTTTTATGATTGTGATGTTATTATTAGACCAGATATACTCGAACAGTGTCAAAATAGGATTATAAGTGGGGAGTACCACCATCTATATCCATTTAGTGGGTTGTTTGTTGATGTACATAAAAAATATCTACAAAATCCAATTACAATTGAACTAATTAAGCAATTTGAAAGAGACTTATTACAGATCCCTAAAAATGATAGAATACCCGGAGCGTCGAACAATCAGTTAGATATATGCCACCATCAATCCCCCGGGGGGTGTAATATGATTCTAAAATCTGCATTTGATAAAGTAAAATATGATGACAGATTTAAGGGGTGGGGATTTGAAGATACAGACTACTTTAATAGGTGCAAAAGAGCTTTTGGAAATAAATCATCCCACACAGAAGATGAAACAGCAATATGTTGGCACATGAATCATGATAATGCTATAAGAAATGATAACCCATACTTTAATTATAATATGCAAATCTACAACCAGAACTGTTTAACATGATTATACCAAATTTAGCTGGGGGACTTGGAAATCAAATGTTCCAAATTGCAACTGCTTATGCATTGAGCAGAAAGATGGGTGTAGATTTTGCAATTAACTACGAACTCCCACATACATGTATCCAGGGTTATACCCCAAAAAAGTATAAAGATACACTCTTTAGAAATATACCCACAACTACATATGTACCAAAAGGTAATTATTCAGAGCCATTTTTTCACTTTAAAGATATTGAGTGTGGGGATGATACATTGCTATCAGGGTATTTTCAATCTGAAAAATACTTTTTAGAATATGGTGATGATGTAAAGCAGTTATTTTATTTCGACGAAAGTGATAAAGAAAAGTGGAATAAAATAGTAGAGAAAATCCCTATCAATTCAATTATTGGGTGCCATGTCCGCCGTGGTGATTACACTCATTATGAGCACATACACCCATGCATGAGTAAAATGTACTATGATTTAGCTATTCAATATTTTGAGAGAAATAATACTATTATAACTGGAGATATACCAACAGATAATGTTGTTATTTGTAGTGACGATTGGTATACATTAAACAGTGAAAATATATTTACAGATTACCCATACAGAAAACACTACTCAACACAAGGTAGTACTGAATTGCAAGACTTATATACTATGGCTCAATGTCCTAAGTTAGTTATGAGCAACAGTTCTTTTTCATGGTGGGCAGCATTTTTGGGAAGAAGCCACAATAGTGTTGTTGCTCCAAAATTGTGGTTTGGTAAACAAGGACCTCAAGACTATCAAGACATTTACAACCCGTTCTGGTTCACAATATGATATGAAACATTTTAATTTATTAGATTCTAATTTTTGTCATCATTCAAATAATTCAGTAGCACTTAATCAGACTAATGATTTATTTGACTGGTACCGAGGTGATAATGTTGTAAGTAATACATGCTTCTTTACTGATAATCATCTCCACGAAGTTGATCGAGTAAAAAATGTAAAAAGAAAAGTTGCATGGCTCATCGAACCCCGTGCTATTAACCCCGGAATGTATGAATGGATCCAAAACAACCATGATAAATTTGATTACGTTTTGACTTTTGATAGAGAACTCTTAAGAAAAGATCTTGGGAGCAAATATCTCTTTTATCCATATGGGACAACTTGGATAAAAGATTTTGAGAATCTCGATATTAAAAAGACAAAGCTTGTATCCCTTATTGGGTCTAATAAGAGTATGACACCAGGCCATGCATTCCGAAAACAGGTTATAGAGCATTGCTTGAATCGTGGTGATGTTGATGTATTTGGACGTGGTTATAATGAAATCCCAACTAAAGAAGAAGGCTTACTTGATTATAGATTCTCAATTGTCTTAGAAAATAGTAGAGATGATTGGTACTTTTCCGAGAAACTTATTGATTGTATTGTAACAAAAACAATCCCAATATATTGGGGAAGCCAAGTACAAGATTTTCTCGACACTGATAGTATATTAACTTTTGAGAGCATTAAAGGATTGGATAATATATTAGACGCAATAAACTTTGATATGGCATCTCTCCTCAATCGATCTTTAGAAACTAATTTGAAAAAAGTTAAGGAACAAAATTATCACATCCCCGAAAAATGGATATTTAATAAGTACCCATTCCTCTTTACATAGTGGATTATACATGAGCATAGAATAAAATAATATCAAGCATGAAGAAACGAGCACTCATTACAGGTATTACAGGGCAAGATGGTTCATACCTAGCAGAGATGTTATTAGAAAAAGGTTATGATGTTTGGGGAATGATCCGGCGGCACTCAACGAATTTTAGTACAACAGAGCGGATTGAGGGAATTATTAATAAGGTTAATTTAGAATATGGAGATCTTACTGATCTATCGTCAATTCAGAATATTCTAATGAGGTGTGAACCTCATGAAGTCTATAATCTAGCAGCGCAATCACACGTAAAGGTGAGCTATGAAAATCCAATTGTTACAGCAAATATTACAGCAGTTGGGGTATTGAATTTACTTGAAGCAATCAGACATTACACACCCCATGCGCGAATGTATCAAGCTGGTACATCGGAGATGTTTGGTAATTCAATCGACCCTGATGGGTTCCAAAGAGAGACAACACCATTTAAACCAGCTAATCCATATGCAGTTGCAAAAGTATTTGCCCACAACATGTGTGTGAATTATCGCAATGCTTATAATATGTTTATATCAAATGGAATTCTATTCAACCATGAATCACCTCGCCGAGGACGAGATTTTATTACAAGTAAGGTTGTTCGAGAAGCTGTAAAGATATCAAGAGGACAAGCTGATGAATTATTGCTTGGTACACTCTCAACTTCACGTGATTGGGGACATGCGAAAGACTATGTAAAAGCAATGTGGATGATTTTACAAGATGATCACCCAGATGACTATATTTGTGCAACCGGAAAAACACATTCAATCGCTGAACTGTGTCAGTATGTGTTTTCATCCCTTGGTTTAGATTGGGAAAAGTTTGTTAAAATTGATCCTAAATTTTCTCGACCAGAAGAGACAAGACATCTAAAAGGTGATCCTCAAAAATTACAAGACAAGCTACAGTGGAAGCCTGAATATACATTTGAGACAATGTTAGATGATATGATTAATTACTACCAAGAAGGAAATTTACCATGATTAAATTAGATGTTGATGAAGCGTATGCTTTTGATTACTTTTCCATCTTTCAATTAAAGGGTGAATATGGCTATGTAACACAAGAAGTGATAAAAGGCATTGAAGCCAATATTATTAATCAGATTGGTAAAGTAAAATTCTTACTTATTATTAGTTCAGATGAATATAAAGACCTTTACAATGCAAATAAACTGACTTTTGAAGCTGTTGATAAAGCAAAAGAAGACGAAGTCCTTGCAAGTTATGTTGATTCATGTAATTTTACAAGGATGATTGCAAAAAAAGCCCTTCAATCAGAGTTTTTTGAAACTGAACTAACAGAGACAAAAATTGGATATGATCGCCTAAAATCATGAGTCAAAAAAATTGTTTAATCTACCAACCTGCTGGAATTGGTGATATATTGTTTTGCCAGGGTATTGTGAAACATTATGTAAATAAGGGATACAATGTTATATACCCCACCAATTCAAACCTCTTCTATCTCAAAGACTATCTGAAACATCCCGGTGTTACATACTATGATAAAGAAGATGATTTTCCCTTTAAAGATAGATACAACAATAATAACAGAAGTATTCTCGATGGTGATTTTGTATTTGTAAATCTAGACAAGTCACAAGAACATGTCCCACCATCCCGGGGATTTATGATATCAAAATACGAGATGGTTGGTCTTGATCATAATATATGGAAACAAAATCTGCATATTACTCGAAACAAAGAAAGAGAAGACTGGTTATTCTATAAACACCTAAAATTAAAAGATGGAGAAAAATATATCCTAACAAACAACAAATTTGGGACCCCTCCAGATACAAAAATTTTTCCACTTCCTCAGATTGACACATCTTATAAATTAGTAGATATGCCTTACATCGATGGGACAACTATAATGGATTGGATTAAGGTTATTGAAAAGGCAAGAGGTATAGTTACGGTTGATACTTGTATACAATATATCATGGAAATTTTGGACATTGATTATAAATTCTATTATTGTTACAGCAGAACAGGTGAATCTTCTTTTTTAAAGAATATTAAAGACATTTTTACAATTCCATGGAACTACCAAACATTAAATTAATATGGGTACAATAAGAAGATTTGATTTACAAAATATCATTGACAAACATAAGTGTAATGTCTTTGTTGAGACCGGAACACTTTATGGGGATGGTGTTGATTATGCTCTACAATTTGATTTTGAAAAGATCATATCAGTTGAAATTAACAATGAATTGGCAAAAAAAGCTCAAGACAAATATAAAGACAATCCAAAAGTAGAGATTGTGTGTAGTGATTCCGCTTCATATCTTCGTAAGGTGCATTACCCAGAGAGTAATATATTGTTTTGGTTAGACGCTCATTTCCCCGGAGCGGATGCTAACTTAGCAAAATATAAAGATGAATTAGACCGTAGTAAAAATACCCCGCTTGAATGTGAGTTGGGTACAATTGCTAAGCGTAAAAATAATGATGTCATTATTTGTGATGATTTATGGCTCTATGAAGATTGGCAAACCGAAACAGGAACATTTAATGAACATTGTAAGCGCCATGGTCATGATATCACACGAGCTGATCTATGTACTGATGGGGTGTTAGAAAAATTTGAAGAGTTATTTTCTGAAACACATGAAATGAAAAAGATGTATCAAGATCAAGGATATATAGTGTTTACCCCGAAAAATAATGGATAAAATTTGTCTAATATACCAACCATGTGGGTTGGGGGATATATTTTTTATGCAGAAGATCTGCAAACTATATATCAAAAAAGGATTCAAAATCATCTTCCCGGTCATTTCTGATTATGAATGGTTGGGGGATTATATTGATGATGTTGAATTTGTATCGTGGGGAGATAAAAACCACAAGTTGACCCACAGAGATAAGTTACCAGAAAATATAATCTTTCCCCACAAAGAAAGATATGACCCATATTCAGATCATATCTTTACCGATGAATTTGTTTTTATTAATGGGTTTAAGCAGCCTCAGGGTAATGTAATGGACTTTAAGTATAATAACATTGGGATACCTTTTGATGATTGGTCTGATTATCTTACATTTAATAGGAATAAAGAAAAGGAAGACAAACTATTTTACGAAACATTAGGTTTAAAAGATAATGAAGAGTATGTATTTGTTAATAGAAATTACCAAATGCGCCCGGAAGTATTATCATTTAATTCTATACCTAATGATCCTTCTTATTACGGTAAGAAGGTGGTTGAGATGAAAATCTATGATGGTGTTAGTATTTTTGATTGGTGTAAGGTTTTAGAAAACGCTTCTGAAATACATATGATTGAGACATCACTAAATTATGTTTTGGAAACCAATGAAATGAAAGATAAAATAACCAAAAACTTGAACTTGTTTCATAGGAACGGTTCTTTTCATGAGGTAAAGCACTTGTTCAAATTAGACTGGAATTATAAATGATATGATAGTAATTAAAAACCACCACCCATGTGAAGACCCTATAAATTATTTAGGTTTTGAAGAACTTGCTCATCTAGGTAAAGATTGTATTTTCTTTTATGGTGGTCATGCGAATGAAGAAGTTTTTAAGCCTTCACACCTTCCTAAATATTTTTTCTCTACTGAGGAACAAACTTGGAGTGCTGATACAACAAACCACTGTATAGATCAGGTTGAAAAGATATTTACAATTTGTCCTCCAAGTATTACAGGAAGAGAAAAGAGAGAGTATTGCTTTTTCCCCTTTAATGAGAAATTTATACCGAAAACTTTTGAAAAGAGTTTTGATGTAATTTATTGTGGCTTAGCCACTGGATACCATGTGTCTGAAATTTTAGATATAATTCCAAAATTTAATTATAGGTTCGTTAGTTTTAGAAATGATGATAAAACAACAAATGCATCACCATCATATGCTGAAAAAATAGAACTGATTAGTCAATCAAAAATTGCTGTTGTGCATAGCTTAACAGGTAATAATACAACACAAATTAAAACAAGACCATTTGATGCGGCTTTTTGTAAAAGTCTAATTCTATGTAAAAGAGACGCATGGAATATAATTGAAGAGTGGTTTGAACCTAACAAAGAATTTTTGTATTATAATGATTCAAATGAATTAGAAGAACTTATTATTAAAGTGTTAGAAAACTATGATGATTATTTACCTATGATCGAAGCAGCACATAATAAAGCATTGAATAATTATACCACGAGACATTTTATAAAAAAATACCTAAGCTAATATGAAAAAATTTATTGTAACCACAACTATTAACCCCCCAACACTAGCAACCATTAAGTTTGCTGAAATTGCTCAATTACATGATTGGACATTCATTATAGTTGGGGATACAAAAACACCCCATACTGACTACACTAAATTAGAATCAATATACCCTAATGTTAAATACCTTTCTCCTAAAGAGCAAGAAAGAGATTATAAAGAGATAAGTGATATTATTGGTTGGAAGACTATTCAAAGAAGAAACATTGGGTTTGTTGCTGCTTATAAAATGGGTGCTGATATTGTTGCAACTGTTGATGATGATAATATACCTTATGATAATTGGGGGCAAAATCTATATGTTGGAAAGACAATAAGTGTAGATTTATATGAACCAGAATTAGATGTGTTTGATCCTTTATCAGTTACCAGAGATAATTACATCTGGCACAGGGGGTATCCAATTGAATATCTACAGAAAAGACATAGAGTTGAATATAAGGGGAAGACCAAAAGAAAGGTTCTGGTACAGGCAGATTTGTGGGATGGGGACCCAGATATTGATGCTATGGCGCGCCTAACTTATAAACCGATAGTAAAATATTCTGATATTACAGAACCATATTGTTCAAATGTAATATCCCCATTTAACTCACAAAATACGTTTTTAGCTCGAGAAGTAATACCATTTTATTCTGTACTACCTTTCACGGGAAGAATGGATGATATTTGGGGTGGGTATATTCTTCAGCATTATTTTCCGAATAGTGTTATATATGCCCCAGCTAGTGTATATCAGGACAGAAATGTACAAGATTTAGTTACTAACTTAGAAAAAGAAATAATAGGGTATAGAAACACTTTACGTTTGTTGGAAAATTTAGCAGATTTTGATAAAGTACTCCCCGAAGAAACATTAGAGTTTTATAATGTTTATAAATCAAACTTTGTGTAAAATAATCATTGAAATTTACAGTTCATAATTTAATATAAAGATATGCAGAAGACAGCACTAGTATTAGGAGCAGGTGGCTTCATTGGTAATCACCTTGTTAACAGACTCAAAGGTGAAGGATATTGGGTAAGGGGTGTAGATATCAAAGCACCATATCATCAAGACACAAAAGCAGATGATTTTGTATTCGCAGATCTAAGAGACCCACAGAAGGTATCAGTTGTAATGACTTCACCAAATCAAAGAACCTCCAAAGATGGTGGGTTTGATGAATTATATCAATTGGCTGCAGATATGGGAGGAGCCGGGTATATCTTCACTGGAGAGCATGACGCTGATGTTATGCATAATTCAGCTACAATTAATCTCAATGTTGCTGATCAAGCAGTTAAGCTTGGTGTAAAGAAAATATTCTATTCTTCTTCTGCTTGTATGTATCCAGAACATAATCAACTTGATCCCGATAATCCAAATTGTGAAGAGTCATCTGCATATCCTGCAAATCCAGATTCTGAGTATGGGTGGGAGAAGCTCTTTAGTGAGAGATTATACCTAGCATATAATCGAAATTATGGACTTAATGTCCGTGTTGCTCGCTTTCATAATATATTTGGCCCAATTGGTACATGGTGTGGTGGTAAAGAAAAGGCCCCAGCAGCAATCTGCCGGAAGGTCCTTGAATCCACTGGAGAGATTGAAATTTGGGGGGATGGAAACCAGACAAGATCATTCTTATACATCGATGAATGTATTGAGGGTATTCGAAGACTAATGGAATCTGATTTCACTGGCCCTGTTAATATTGGATCTGATGAGATGGTAACAATCAATCAACTAGTTGATATGGCATGCTCCTTTGAAGGTAAAAACATTACAAAGAATCATATTGAGGGTCCAACCGGTGTAAGAGGACGAAATTCAGATAATAAGTTAATTCAAGAAAAGATTGGGTGGAAACCAAATTACCCCCTTGAAAAAGGTTTGGAACAAACTTATAATTGGATAAAGACACAAATATGATAATTAAACAAAAAGAATACGAAGGTTCATTTTTAAAGTCAAGATTTGCATACAAATATTATCGCGATAAGGTCAATCCTTATGGTAATATAGTTGCGTTCCGATGTCCAATGAAGGTATCTGATAACTTAATTGACCTTGAAGATTCTCTTACGAACGATTTTATTATCAGTGATGATGCAATTAATTTCTGTTGGGAGATTCCTAATTTGTGTCCAATTGGTGCTGTGGCATTTCAAAGACTATTCAATACAAACGTTGCAAATATTCTGTTCAAATACATCCAGAAACCTATTTCGGTCAAAGGAGATGACATTATGGTGATGGATAAATTTGTGGCACCAGACGGTTCCACCCAACAACATGGAAAATGTTCAGTGTCTATTACATACTCAAAAGATAATGTAGCAATTGGGCACCTTGGAATTAATGTTGATGCTGGAAATGGGGCTCCAAGTTTTGCTTACTCAACAAACATGTCAAATGAAAATGTCGGTTTGTTCATGGATGATGTTTGTGGGTTGTTCAATGATATTGTGAAAGACATTTTCAAAGCAACAACGAAGATCTCTCTATAATGACTATCTTCTCAATACTCAATTCAATATTATACTCAAAGAAACCTCTTGATGTAAATGTTGATGATGAAAACATATTCAACTTGTATATGGTTAACCGGTGGTGCTCCATGCACTCACCGGAGATTAACAATCTGATCAATGATACAACCAACCGTCTTGGGATGGTTCTTGAATCAAAAGAAGATCAGGTTAAGTTTCTGACCAATATTCTCCCTAGGTGTCGATTCAAGAGAATTGAATATCTTAAGAAGACAAAAAAAGAAAAACCTGATAAGGATCAAGAAACAAGGGACCAATACATCACTCTTATAGCAAAAACTAGAGAGATATCAAAGAGAGAAGTGCTTCAAGCTATCCAAGAAAGTATTTAAAATGGCTTATCTAAACGCAAATATACCTACAATAACATGTTTCATACGTAATGAATTCATGTTCAACCATAAAAAGGGGCATGGTGAATTTACAGCTGCTGATGTACATTCGGTTGCTTCAATACAAAAGCGTACACCACTATTTGAAGCTTTTCTTGAAAATGGTGTTAATTGGACACGGAGACCAATCCATGCATTTTGTTGGTATAAGGATGCAGAATACTTACCAATGACAGAACATGTATATTGGGATTGTTTTTCGTCATATATTGATGTACATGTACGTGAACGGCTAAGCGGTCTTCGTGCAGATTTGATATCTATTACCGGGGTTAAACGACGGGGTGTATATTTGTTTACATTAGATTGGTCGCATGAAAATCGAAATGTAATTGATACAAATTTTTCTGAAACACCAGAACATAAATGTGGGCATGTATTTAAAATGGATAATGGTAATTATTTTATTTACCCAAACAATAGGATTATATGGAATGATAATGCATGGACACGTGATAGAATACAAAAGAATCCTGGGTATCAAATAGATATGAACATATATAGTGTTGAAGGAAAAAGTGGGTATGAAACGGACTATTCATATATGACAGAATTTAATAATGGTGCCTCAACTAATACAGTTGATAACTAGATATAGAAGCATTAATATAACATATGGCTGATATTGACATGCTTGGTCCGGTAACCGTAGGACTTGATATAGAACGATACGACAACGCAGAATTTTCATTTGATGATGACTATATCCTCGCTGGTGTTTTTGGTGACATCGTACTAGTAGAGTATAATGACACAGACGAATCTGGAGATATGGTCAAGAGAGGGTCATTATTCGTTCCAGTTGCAGCAACCCGTTCACTATGGCGTCGTGGTCGCGTGATTTTAGCTGGCCCAGATGTCAAACACTGCAAGGTTGGGGATATTGTTATGTTTCCACATGATCGGGGAATTGCTCTTTCTAATGCTAAGATCTTTAATTATGGGGAAGTTAAGAATGGAAAATTCCTCAACGAACAGCGGTTGTTTGGTGTGTGTGAGAAAATCGAAAAATAATGATTTTAAAATCACAACTTGATCAACTCCTCCGGGTAAAGGTCCTTGACGTTCGGTTTACCAGGCGTCTTGGGAAGGATAATCACCCTGGATCGAGAAGAATGTTGTGCACAAAATCTCTCGAGGTATTAAATTCAAATAATGGACGGCTTATCTTAAACTATAAGCCACCAACCCAACCACCAAAATATGACCCCCTTCAGGAAAATCTTGTATGTGTGTGGGACATATTTATGCAAGACTATAGAATGGTTCCAGTTGAGTCTTGTAACATTATTGAAGCGTTTGAACCAGAACAATTTTGGGAAAAATTCAACACTCAATATCGGACGATGTCTCAACGAGATAAAACAGCCTATATGAATTCATGAAAAAGCGCGAGGTAATTGAGAATGTATTAATGGATTTTATTCTTAAAGATGTGGTCTTTAAGCTTGATAATAAAATTATCAAACAAGGTTGTCTCAAATTAGTTAACATAAAGCAATTCTTTATAAAATTTAATATTGAATCAGAAGGTGTTGTTCGAGTTTTTGAACTTCCTTATCCGTTTAAAATAATCAAAACAGAAGACAAATGCATTCTCGATTATACCCTTTCAGCTCTTGCATTAGGTTCAACACACATCAATAACACCTTGAAGAATTTCAGAATTCCACAAAAACCATTAAAATTCTATAATTCTTCAATTGAGATCTTGAAATCTTGAATTCATAAGATACAATCAATTTGTGAATCTTATTGATTATTTTCCGAAGAAATTCAAACCATTACAGCAACAAGTTGATATCGTTAATGATATTGAAAGGCACTTCAAAGAAGGGAAGAAGTTTGTTGTTGTAAGTGCACCAACGGGTTCGGGGAAGTCTTTTATTTCAGCAACGCTTGCTAATAAAGCTGGGAAGTGTTCCGATTTTTATAAAAGTCTCGTTGAGTCTTATGAAATATACAAACCAGGGACGTTTATTGGATACAAACATGGGGATGAAGTTAAAGAAGAAGACCCATTCGGTTGTTACGTCTTAACTATTACAAAAACACTTCAAGATCAATACACAGAACTCTTCGATGAATGTGAAGATCTAAAAGGTAAATCAAACTACCAGTGTAATGTTGATCCCAATTTCTCAGTTGAGACAGCACCATGTGTCCATTTAAAGTCTCTTAAAAATGATTGTTGGAAAAAGGATATATGTCCTTATTATACACAACGTAACAGAGCAATCACAACGAACTTAGCTGCTCTAAATTACAGCATGTTCTTCTCTCTTCCGGATGTTGTAAAGAGAAGAAAATATATTGTGTGTGATGAGGCATCTGAACTTGAAGATGTTTTGGTAAAGCAGTTTACATGTGATATCAACACAAAGGTGTTGGGAGCATCTGGAATTAAAATCCCTCAATTCAATGATGATCATGGTAAGATCCCTGGATGGTTGAATAATGTTTCATCCCAGATGACTGAGAAGATTGAAGATTTTAAAGATGAGTTAAAAAGTAAACCACCAAAAACAAGAGAAGGTTCTATCAAACTCAAATTGGTATATCTTTCAAATCTTCAACAACGTCTACGGACTGTTATTGAAACGTGGGGTGATTGTGAATATCTTTTCGATGTTGAAAAAGACAACATCAAATTCTATCCCCTTAAGGTTGATAAACTTGCAAATTATCTTTTTGAAAATGGGGATAAAATCATCTTGTTATCAGCTACAATTATTGATCATAAAAACTTTACAAAGAATCTTGGAATCAAAGACTATGGATATGTTGAAGTTGGTTCAACGTTTGATCCAAAGAATGGTCCCATCTTTTGTTCCACAAGAGTAAAGCTAAACAGATTCTCTTTACAAAAATCACTTCCGGTTGTTGCTGATATGATTCAACAAATTTGTGATTCTCATAAAGGTCAAAAAGGAATTATTCACACCCACACAAATGAGATTACCCTTTACCTTAAGAGTAAGCTTAGATATGGTAGATACATTTTTAGAGAACCAGGTGTTAACAACGAACAGATTTTGGAACAACATCTTAGTTCAGATGATGATTCGGTTATTGTATCACCTTCGATGACATTTGGGGTAGATCTAAAAGATGATCTTGCTCGGTTTCAAATTATTGTTAAAGCTCCATACCCACCGCTGCTTAACCAACGGGTTAAAAAGCTTACCGAAATGGATCAAAAGTGGTATACAAACAAAATGTTATCACAACTTATCCAAGCATGTGGTCGTGGTGTGCGATCAAAGGATGATAAATGTGTTACATATATTATTGATGGTAAAATATCGGATGAGATATTGCAAAATAAATCTATACTGCCAAAGTATTTCATTGATCGCTTTATGTGATAAATAATGTAGTGGATAACTACAATTACTATCACGAAATCCAAGATATTTTAAAGCAGTTTGTTTCAGCTTTTGATAACACAATTATCAAAAGATTCAATAAGAATAGACAACCACAGGATATTGTTAAGGTCCGGTATCTGAATGCACCAAAAGGTCGCGTTCTTCATGATATCATCTCTCAAGAACCACATGAGCTAATTCTCCCTGCTGTTGCATTTACTGTAACAAATATCTCAAGAGATGAGTCGAGAGTATTCAATAAACTATCTGGTTATTACCCTCTTAAGAGCAACACAAGAAAAGATACACAGAAAGTACCGCAACCTATACCAATTAACATTGACGTCTCAATGTCTATAATTGCAAAATTTGAGTTGGATTTGTATCAAATTATTGGGAACTTTTTAGTTTATTCAAATCCATATATCATTCTAACCTGGAAGCTTCCGCAAGAAGCTGGCCTTGAATATGATGAAGAACTCAGAACAGAAGTTCTGTGGAACGGACAAATCCCTGTTGAACAACCAACTGATTTAGGAGCAAGTGACCGGTATAAAATAACGGCTGATACGTCTTTTACAATTAAGACGTGGTTGTTTAGAGACTTGGGTGAAGATTCAAGTTCAATTTACTTTATCGACGTTGACTTCAACGAGGTATCTAGTATTTCAGATAGCTTATTCAACTATTCTTCAGCTTCATTACTTTCAGGGGGACCATATTATGGTGATACACCTGGAGTTTCACTATCTGGGTTTCCTCAAATTACTAATGTGTATTATTCCAAACAGGGAATAAGCTATGAAGTATTTGAAACACAAAATATTTCTCTTTCTACAAACAACAATTTAGTATTGTTGTATGGAAAGAACTTTGATATTGCAACAACCATTGCACTTAGTTCAAATAATCTCAGTGCATTCACATCAACACAACAGCTTACAAGTGAATATGGAAGGACCATAACTGTTTTTCCACTCTCATCATTTACAATACTATCAGATAATGTAATGACCATTGAACTACCACATACACTCAAAAGAGGGTTGTATGATATTTTTGTTCATAATTTCGTTGGGTGGCAATCGATAGGGGTACACAAAGGTATATACTTTGATACAACAATTACTATTCCACCTTCTGCGGATACAATAATAACATATCTATCTCCAGATAGTTTATTATATTACGTATCAACCGATTCGTCTGTGTACTATACTTTCCCAGCTTAAATAAAATATATGCCAGATCCATTTCCAGTCTCAAGTTCTATTGATACTTTTATGAGATCAACTACTTTATCAATAGCAAAGTCTGCTATTGGTTTGGGTAACGTTGATAACACGTCTGATATGGCAAAACCGGTATCAACAGCTCAACTTTCTGCGTTTGTTGCTAAACAGAATTTACCCACATATGTCCGTACAACCCTTACAACTGGAGCCAACACCATTACTTCCCCCGGTAGTGCCTCTACCAATGGTGACTTACGAATATACATGCTCAAGCAACCACTGAGTGGAGCAGCTGGGACAATTACATTTAACCCCATTTTCGTTTTTCCAGATGGATTTATCCCTAATGTTTCAACCACAAATAGTAAAACAGATTTAATGGAGGTAACATTTGATTCGGTGGTATCCAAATGGGTGGTAACAAAATTCATTGGGGGGTATTCACTTTAATGGCAACAGTAACATGGATTGGATTCCCTGGAGGAGGTGACGGGACATCGTATTCCGATCCCTATAATTGGAATACAACCAATGTTCCGGTATCCGGTGACGTTGTAATTATCGGCGCGGGGGCTGATGTGGTGGCTTTTGAATACATTGTATTTAACCGGATTAATCTAGCGGGAACTTTAGAAATTAGCAGTGATGAGGCATCAACCGAAAGTAATATCAATGTTTTGAGTGGTGGAATTTTGAGATTTACCTCCAATAGTGTTTTTGGCGGTGCCGGATCTATTGGGGTAGCTAGCGGTGGAGTGTGTGAGTTTTCCAGTGGTGGTTATGTGGCGGATACTGCAACAATTTCAATATCTGCAGGTGGTGTGTGTAATTTTAATAACGGGTTTAATAATTCTGGATCAATTACAACACGTGGTGTGTGTAATTTTTATAATAGTGGGTCAAACCTTTCTGGATCAATTTCTATCCTGTCGGGTGGTTCTTGTGCGTTTGGAGGCACGGGTGTTGGTGCCAACACAGCTGGGGTTATTACAGTACAGAGTGGTGGACTTTTAACATGGAGTACTAATGGGGATAATTACGTATCTGGTTCAGTTATTGTACAAAGCGGTGGTATTTGCAATTTCTTCAACTCAGCTGTAAATAATGGGTCAATTTCTTTTGCAAATGGTGCTGTTGGTGCATTTAACTCCTTATCTTCAAACCGCGGGGCAATAACTGTATCCACTGGTGGGTCATGTGTATTTTCAGGGGGTCTACAACGTGGTAATATTTTCGGGTCTGGGGTTATTACCTTTCCCACAACAACTGATCTAATGAGACAATTAAATGGGTCAAGTGGTCGAACAGGTACCGCAACTAATACCCAAAGACCAACCAACTTTGGAGGTGGACAACTTTAACTTTTATTATGAATACATTACTACCATTTACACCTGATGCAGATGGACCCGGGGCTTATCTATATGCCGCATCTTCTCAGTCAACCTCTGCCTTGGAGTCCCTGCAAATGGCGGTAGAGATGGCATTTCAGTTGGTTTGGTATAATTCTGAATTTACACCAGAACAAATGGTTGCTGCAATGGGTAACAAAGCTGCGGCAAACTTTGACCGTCACGCCACCACCGTGGTTTACTTACTCACAATGGGTGTGAAGATGAACCCAGAAAGATACACACCACCACGTGAATACATTAAAAACGCTGATGGTACCATTACTTTAAAGTAATGTGAATGGTGGAGCATAACATCCCATTGACTTTATGACTATTATCATAAATAGTATTAATGTCTAGTACAAAAGATAAAAGTTCAACATTTGGGAAGAGCATGATGGATTATGTCTCTCAAAAGTTGCCATATAATTCATTTCAGACAATTGATAAGGCCGCACACCATAACCCAAAATACAAGACATTTGAAGGCGCCGGTGTTCGCCGAGCTGAAGTCCTGGCAAAACACTCGGTTGCTCTTAATAATCAATACAACAATTCACCACTTGCTGAATTACAGAGAGACCATTCTTTTCAACATATCCTCTACGCATCTATCAACCAAGATAAAGGTGCAAGACTACGTGATTATAGATCAATGGCTGCTTTCAGTGAAGTGGCAGATGCCTTGGATGAAATATGTGATGAGTTTATCAATCCAGATAATAATGGTGATGTATGTAAGCTTAAATTCCGAAACATTCAGTTTAACGAAGTCCAAAATTCTATTCTTCAAGAAGAGTTTACAAAGTTTGTTGACTACTTTGATTTTCAATCAAAAGGATGGCAATATGTTCGGCAATACTTAACTGAAGGGGAAATATTTTTCGAAAACATCATTCACAAAGATTATACCAATGAAGGTATTCTTGGCTTAGTAAACGTCCCGGGAGAGTTAATTGATCCAGTCTATAATAATCTTCAAAATCTTATTGTAAAGGGTTATCTGTATAGAAAACCTATTATGGATGAGAAAAATCCAAATAAGATTGAAAAATTTGATTTTATCCCCCTTCAAGAAAATCAGTGCATCTATATCAATTCTGGTATATACGACGAATCAAAAACCTTTGTTCTTCCAATTCTAGAGAACGCTCGTCGACCTTATAGACAATTATCTCTGATAGAAGATAGTATTGTCATATATCGACTTGTGAGAGCACCTGAAAGATTAGTGTTCAACGTTGATGTCGGTAATTTACCTCCACCAAAAGCTGAAGCACACTTGAGAAAGCTCATTCAGCAATATTGGTCATCAAAAACATTTGACTTGGATCAAAATGATGTTGTTCAAAAATTCAATCCCCAATCAATGCTTGATGCATATTGGTTTACAAAACGTAATGGTCAGGGGACAGACGTTACAACGCTTCCCGGTGGTCAAAATTTAGGACAGCTCGATGACTTAATGTACTTTATTAAGAAGCTTTACAGGTCTCTAAAAATTCCAACAACGCGTTTGGACCCTCAAGATGCTTTCCGAGACGGTGGAGACATTTTAAGAGAAGAACTTAAATTTGCCCGCTATGTCATTAGACATCAAGGTCGGTTTGCAAACGCTGTTAAGAAAGGTTTCATCACACACCTTAAGCTAAAAGGCATTTGGGAGAAGATGGAATTGACTGAACCAAATATTATTGTTGAGTTCAACCCACCGACAAACTTCTACGACCTCCGTGAAAATCAAAAGCTTGAACTCAAGGCTCAAAACTATTCAAACTTAACTGCTGACCCAATGATTTCCAAGACCTTCGCTCAGAAGAAGTATCTTGGTTTCTCTGATTTGGATATTCTTGCCAACAGAGAATATATTAGAAAAGATGCAGAGTTTCAGTGGGAGATTCAACAGATTACATCTCTTGGACCGAATTGGCAAGAAGCGATGGTTTCTGGTGGGCAACCAGCTGATGGTGGTATGGATATGGGTGGAACTGCAGGGGGAGGAGCAGCACCACCAGCATTTGGTGGAGGAGGTGAAGTACCAGCAGATACAACTACCACACCAGAAACTGGAGAAATACCACAAGAAACACCACCGGTTGATCAATCTCAGACATAAATTAAAATAAATAGTAATATGATTATTCTAAATAATAATTCCGTGAAGTTGTGCTGCAATGGTCAAAACTGCCCCGTTGTTGAAAATCTTGGAGACAACAAGTTCAAAATCACTGATGATCTCGGTGGGGTGGTAATTCTTTCAAAAGAAGAACTTGACATGATGGAAACAGCAAATAACCACTTCACCACACAACAGTTAAAAGTTGCTGAAAATAAAGTTTTTAGTCCTGGGGACTTACTAATCAATGGGTGATTTATTTGCAATCTTATTAGGTTGTTTGGGTACAACCTGGATTATCAAATATGGTTCTATTCTTGAACCTATTAGAGAGAGACTTTTTGAGTATAGCTTCTTTCAAAAATTAATGACCTGTGCAATGTGTTCGGGTTGGTGGGTTGGTTTATTCTGGCAATTCTTTATCGACAAACCACTTTGGTTTCATTTAATGATGCCATTTATCTCATCTGGATTTTGCTATGGTGTTGATAATGCTTTTAGCATGATGGTCAACTTCCCGGGTATCGTTCGATCTCTTAGAGATGAAACTTCTTCTGAAGTTCAGAAAGAACCATAACTGCATAATCCATCCCAAACATTGAAGCTTTGTGGATTTCTTCGTTAACGTATTCAGACAACCGCGGTTTGGATACGTTCCCCTTTTTGGCTTCTTCTTCTGATTCAATAGGTTGAAGAGACATTGGTGCTTCTACATATGCTGGTTTATCTGGAGAAGTTGTTGGTACCGGTCTGGAATATGAATGGTTATCTTGTGTTGGAGACTTTTGCCCTATTGCTGACCTCGTAAACTCCGACGATTGACCAGTGTAAGCTTCGTAAATATTTTTCATGTCTCTTAGTGGATTACCCATACCGTTATTTATAACTATATGTATGACTAGACTAAAATTTGTAAGTTGTTTAATAGGGGCATCCATGCTCATCGGTTGTGGTACCATTCAAGACCCTGGTAATATTGATTCTGTTGCATTTTTGTTCCGAAGTGGGGCTCGAGTTACCACACAAAGGACCATTACAAACAATGTAAATACCATCCCATATTTTCAAGCAGCATCAACAGCAATTAAAGTCGCGGTAGATGTTGGTAAGATCAAACCAGAAGAAGTAAAGCAGCAAATTGCAAATGTTCTTGGAGATAAGATTAATGACGAATTGTATCCATTCTTTGAAGTGGGTATTGAACTTATTATTGATACATACAAGAGATTCTATGAAGTTAACAACATTGGAGACAAGATTGACGACCGAGTCGTGGTTATTTTAACAGCAATTAGTGATGGGATGGATGAAGCAATTAAAAACGCTCTTGTCCGCGGATTCTCAATTCAAGACGCTTTGGAACCAAATCCGTTTAAGAGGGTAACAGACGAAGATCTCAAGCTCTAAAATCAAAAAATTAAATTTTATACCTGATGGATTTTTATGATTCATCAGGTATAATTTTGTATATGGATGGTCTAATTAAGAGATATATTACCTGGGAGGAAGTACACCGGTATTGTAATGAACTAATTGATGATATTATCAGGCAGAAGTGGAAGTTCAATTATATTATTGCAATCGGAAAAGGGGGTCTGGTTCCTGCAACTATAATTGGGAATCAACTTAAGCTTGATGTGGTTAATATGGGGTTAAGATCCTATACAGATGAACATCTCCAAGAAAACTTCCATTTATATCAAATGCCAATTAATCACTTAAATGATGAGAACTATGAGAACTATATGAACATATTAGTTGTTGATGATATTAACGATTCAGGTAGTACATTCCAATACGTATCTAAATATTTGTCCTGGCGCTCCGGGCCGTGTAGTGAATCTCCACCATACGTTCATTATTGGTCTCTTTTTCGACGCTACAATTCATCGTTTGGTGAACAAAGACAAAATAGGAAAGATTACCTTCCGGATGAGATAGAACTTTATTCACAAGGTGAAGATATCTATGACAATTCATGGCTTGTAATGCCGTGGGAGAATAAGAAGTATGTCCGATAGAAAATGTACATGTCCAATTACTGGTCAGTCCCTGTTATTCGGAAAAGATTATTGGGACAAAAAGGTAAAAGAATTCGGATCTGAAGATAATTTACGTTCATTTTACGTAGCTCGAAAATGTAAAACTCTTCTAGCTCGGGGATTTACAGTTACGGAAATAAGAAAGCTTCTGTCTATTGTAGACGACTCTCTTCCTAATGAAGCAGATCTAGCACATATATGTGAATATTACTCAAAAAAGAAGACTTCCCAAATGCGTCGATTTGAATCTTCCTTAAACTTTAACCAACAAACAACAGATGAAGATGTGAAAATCTTCTTAAATACAATCAGAAAACAAGGATATGAATAACCAATTTGAACGAAGAAAAAAATTTACTGTATCAACAGGACCAAACAACACAATTAAGTTATTTGATGCCGAAACTGGGTCACTATACAGATCATTTCCAGCAGGTGGTCCATTGATCAATCAACCAATAGTAACAGAAACACAAGTGGTGTGTGAAGTTAAGGTAAATAACCAACCAATGATGCGTTATTTCTCTCTCCCCGGTGGTTCACTCGTAAAATCAATCCCTCTAAACAAGTAATTTTAGCGTATAGGAAATATTCTATAAATTATAGTAATGAGAGTTTTAAAAAGAAACGGTAAAGAGGAAGTCTTTAACGACAAAAAGATTCAC